GTATTGGCGTGGTTGGCAGACTACGAAGAGATGCTTGACATCTTCCGCGCAGGGGGTGACCCCTACGCTGCTTTCGGTGCCCAGATGTTTAATATCCCCGGCTTGACCAAGGAGAGCCACCCTGACCTTCGCCAGTCCGCTAAGTCGGCGCTACTCGGGTGCGGCTACGGCCTTGGCTGGGCTTCGTTTGCATCGCAGCTAACGACAGGGTTTCTGGGTGCGCCGCCTGTGCGTTACAGCGGCTCGTTTGCGCGGCAACTGGGCGTTACCAAGAAAGGGGCGATTACGTTCTTGAAGTGGCTGGACACAGAAGCCAAGCTACGGGACATCCCGCACACATGCAGCATAGACGAGTTGGTCCTTCACTGTCTCGCCGCTAAGGCCATCATCGACAAGTACCGCCAAGCCGCTGCGCCAGTGGTAGCGTTGTGGGAACTGTTTGGGAACTTGATTCAGTACAGCCTGTATGACGGCAAAGAATACACCCACAAGTGCGTGACGTTCAAGAAGGGCGAGATTGTGCTGCCCTCTGGCATGAGCCTGTTGTACCCTGACCTAACGCCGGGGAAAGACGAGCAAGGAAGATTGCAGTGGACATACGGCGCAGATAAGACTAAACTGTACGCTGGAAAAATAACCAACAATGTCACGCAGGGCGTAGCGAGATGCGTGATGACTGATGGGATGCTCAGAACCGCGAAGAAGTACTTCGTGGCTGGAACCGTGCATGACGAGCAGATTGTCGTTGTGCCGGATGATGAGGTTGCTGACGCTAAGACTTGGGTCTTGGCGCAGATGACTATGGAGCCGAAGTATATGCCGGGCATACCTTTGGCTGCGGACGGTGGCGCACACAGGCGCTATGGATTGGCAAAGAACTAGGAGAAGTGATGGAAAAGAAAACAGTAAGACATCCAATACCTCGCAAGATGCGTATTGGCAACAAGCAGTACTCAATCGAGATTGTGGAGGCCATGCTGGAGAAGCGCCACAGAGGACGCATCAGCTACACGGCGCAGACCATCAGGCTGGGGCAGCGCAGCAACGTGACAAACAAACCGTACACGCACGAGCAAGTCAAGGAGACCTTCTGGCACGAGGTCATCCACGGCATCCTGCACGACATGGGACGCGACACACTGAACCGGGACGAGCGCTTCGTCAACGAGTTTGCGTACCGACTGAACAAGGCAATTAACTCAGCGAGATTTGAATGACAACCAAGCCAGTAACGTGGAGCCATAGCTCCCTCAAAGATTACGAGGGCTGTGCCCGTCGCTACCACGAAGTTAAGGTGCTCAAGAAGTACCCCTTCGTTGAGACCGATGCAACGCGTTACGGAACGGTGCTACACAAAGCCGCTGAAGACTACGTGGCTGACGGTACACCTATCCCGCCTGAGTTTGAGTTCGTCACCGCAACGCTCGACGCGCTGATTGCCAAGCCGGGGCGCAAGATAGCCGAGCTTCAGATGGCGCTGACTCAGGACTTGCAGGTATGTAGCTGGACATCTGCTGACGCATGGGCGCGGGGTATTGCCGACTTGCTCATCATCGACGACGAGAACATGACCGCGTGGGTGGTGGACTACAAGACGGGCAACGACAAGTACCCAGACCGTGACCAGCTACGCCTCATGTCTTTGATGGTGTTCAAGCACTTCCCGCACATACGCAAAGTTAACTCCGCGCTGCTGTTCGTGGTCAAGAACTCGATGGTCAAGCACAGCATGACGGTTGACGAAGCCGATGCTGAGTGGTGGCGTTATCGGGAGCGAGTCGCTAAGATTGAAGCGTCGATAGCAAACGACGTATGGAACCCTACACGTACCCCGCTTTGCGGTTGGTGCAACGTAGGTGATTGTGAGTTCAACACTAAGAGGTAAATCATGGCAACCAGAGACTACAAGAAGGAATACAAGCGTGACTTAGAGACGGGTAAGTCCGGGCCGGGGTCTGACCAAAGTGAGCGCCAACGCGCCCGCAAAGCGTACGACAAGAAGGGCATTGACCGCGCAGGTAAAGACATCGACCATATCAAGCCCATACGCAAGGGCGGCAAGACCGCACCGGGCAATTTGCGACTGCGAAGTAAGAGCACCAATCAGGGCGATAACAAATAAGGAGCAGCATTTTGGAAATTATTGAAAACAAGGCACTACTTTTACGAACGCGCAGTCCAGATAAATACAAGATCATTCCGAGAAGCAAGGTAGTTGAGAGTCACGAAGATGGGTCAAGTTCGGTAGCAGTTTTTTGGGGGTTAGATGAGGTCAGGGTACTCAAGAACTTAGGTGTCAAGAACCTACCTTCGCCCATCACGCGCAAGTACACATGGCCCGGACGCTACAAGCCGATGGCGCACCAGATTGAAACGTCCGCGTTCCTGACGCTGCACCGCAAGGCGTTTGTTTTTAGTGAACCCGGTACAGGCAAGACGCTCAGTGCGCTGTGGGCAGCAGACTACCTAATGCAACTCGGTGAAGTGCGGCGCGTGCTCATACTGTGCCCGCTCTCCATCATGCAGTCTGCGTGGATGGGCGACATCAGCAACAGCATCATTCACCGTTCGGCTATCGTTGCCCACCATCCGCAAGCAACGCGCCGCATTGAGATGATTCAGAAGAACTACGAGATTGTTATTACCAACTACGAAGGACTTAACCTGATTGCCCGCGAGGTAGTTGCTAACGGAAAGTTTGATTTGGTCATCGTCGATGAGGCCAACTCCTACAAGACCGTGAGCACTAAGCGGTGGAAAGCCCTATCAACAGTTATCAAGCCGCAGACCTTTTTGTGGATGATGACCGGAACCCCTGCATCGCAGTCACCAGTGGACGCATACGGGCTGGCTAAGCTGGTGAACCCGGAGGGTGTGCCGAAGTTCTTTACCGCATGGCGCGACAAGGTGATGAACAAAATTACTACGTTCAAGTGGGCACCGAAGTCGGATGCAAAAGATCAGGTACACACAGCGCTGCAACCAGCGATACGGTTTACGAAAGCGCAATGCTTGGACTTACCGCCAGTCGTCACCATCACAAGGGAAATTGCGTTGACCCCGCAGCAAGCCAAGTACTACAACTTGCTCAGAGACCAAATGATGATTCATGCAGCAGGCGAGACAATCAGCGCGGTCAATGCCGCAGCCAGCGTATCCAAGCTGCTTCAGATCAGTTGTGGCAACGCCTACACAGACGACCACGAAGTTGTTGCGTTTGATGCAGGCCCAAGGCTCAGTGTGCTGGAGGAAATACTTGAAGAGACAGACCGCAAGGTTTTAATCTTTGCACTGTTCCGCTCCAGCATCGACCTGATACACACGCACTTGCTCAAGAAGGGAATCAGCGCTGAGTGTATTCATGGCGGCGTAACACCCCCGAAGCGTTCGGACATCATCAGGCGCTTTCAAACCGAAGCAGACCCTAGAGTGTTGGTGATGCAGCCGCAAGCCTCGGCACACGGAATTACCCTGACTGCTGCGGACACGGTTGTGTTCTACGGCCCCCTCATGTCAGTCGAGCAATACGTGCAGTGCATAGCCCGTGCAGACCGCAAGGGGCAGGACTCAGACAAGGTGACAGTCATCCATATCGAGGGTAGCCCCATCGAGAAGAAGATGTTTAAAGCCTTGCAAACGAATGTGAGTAGTCACTCACTTTTGACTGAGATGTTTAATATGGAAATAAAAAATTAAAGGAGTTGCAAAACCAGAATTCGCATGTAAACTGTCCAACCTTAGACAAACAATATAGGAGAAGTTAATGACCACAGAAGTTATCCCCCTCGACAAGTTAGCGAAGGTCTACCGAAAGATTCGCAGCGAAATCGAAACGCTGACCAAGGAATACGACACGCAAGTGGAGTTGCTCAAGGCCACGCAAACCGACATCAAGCACGCAATGAAAGACCAGATGCAGGCGCTTGGTGTCACCTCAGTCAACACGCCGCAAGGCACCGTTGTCCTGTCGATCAAAACACGCTACTCAACAACGGACTGGGACTCGTTCAAGACCTTTGTGATACAGCATGAAGCGCTCGACCTTTTCGAGAAACGAATTGCCCAAACAAACATGAAGCAGTTCCTCGAAGAAAACCCCGGCGTTCTGCCGCCCGGACTCAACTCCAATGCAGAATTTGATATCAGTGTAAGAAAACCATCCAACTAAGGAAAACCAAAATGAGTAACGTAGCTCTTTTCAATCCCGCCAAGGCTCCTGCTTTCGCACGCAACGCTGGGATGTCCGATATTGCCAAAGCACTTGCAGGCGGCGGCGCTGCTGCCAGCGGTCATCGTGTTTCTATCAAAGGCGGTGTGTTCCGTCTGGTTGCTGGCGGCAAAGAAATCGCTGCCATCGACGAGCGCTTTCTTGATGTTGTCATCGTCAAAGCCGCACCGAAGATTGCCCGTGTGTTCTACGCAGCTAAGTACGACAAGGACGCAAGTGCCGCTGCGCCTGACTGCCAATCCAACGATGGCGACAAGCCTGACCCAAGCAGCAAGAACAAGCAGTCCGAGACGTGCGCTAGTTGCCCGAACAACGTGGCAGGTTCTGGTCAGGGTAATACCCGTGCTTGCCGTTACCAGCAGCGCTTGGCTGTGACTTTAGCCAACGACATGGAAGGCAATGTGATGCAGTTGACTTTGCCAGCACAGTCCATCTTCGGTAAGGAAGAAGGCGACAACCGTCCGCTGCAAGCGTATGCTCGTTGGTTGGTTGCACAAGGCGTTGACCCCAGCACCGTGGTGACCCGCATGAAGTTCGACACGGCCAGCGAGTCGCCCAAGCTGTTCTTCAAAGCAATGCGCTGGTTGACCGACGACGAGTATGCTGAAGCTACCAAGCAGGGCAGCACCGAAGAAGCCAAGAAGGCCATCACGTCTGATGCAGGCAGTATGGACATGGGTAAGCCAGCAGACGCGCTCAAGGGCGCAGCACCGAAAGCCAAGGCAAAGCCAATGGGTGACCTCATGAACGAGGAAGACGAGCCTGCGTACGAACACATCGCGGCAAAAGCCAAAGCCAAGGCCAAGCCAGCCCCAGTGGTCGAGGAAGAAGAAGCCGAAGAGCCAGTCGTCAAGAAGGCAGCGGCGGCAAAGCCAACGGCTGTACCCGGCAAGAAGGCGCTGGCCGATGTCGTTGCTGACTGGGATGACGAGTAATTAGTTTCGGGGGCTTCGGCCCTTAAAAACAAAGGACACCTATGAAACACCCATATCACACCTTACTGCCTGTGAACATGCAAGCAGCTCTGATGGCCGCTGCTGAAACGAAGACCCTTGGGACAATTGACGCTGTTGTCGGGCAGTTGAACTTTGCCGCACCGTACTTGTTCCATAGCGGTAATTCTGAAAAGCTGCGTACGTTTCACCATGAGCCAAGACAGAACGTGCCGAATGCAGGTTTTGTTGTGGACTTCAAAGGCTTACGGAATTAAGTTTTCGCTGGGCCGCAGGCAGCGGTTGCATTGCATGGGTCGGCGGTGATTTCTCGTCGTTAACAAATGCTAAACAAATCCATGACTGCGTTTCCTGCCCTGCGTGTCCCAGCGCGCCACCTAAGACCAATATGGCTTACTCACAAAAAACAATCGACATGGTTATGCGGGCACCAAAGACTCCGGGCAATCAGCTCGGACGTTGGGCGGTGCATCACAACTTTTCCGTTGTTCGCATTTCCAAAGCGCTCGGCATCACTCGCCAGACCGCATACAACTGGTTCGCTGGTGGAGACATCTTTGCCGCGTACGAGCACCGTGTAGAAACCCTGCTCAAGTATCTTCAAAATTCACGTTCTGCCGATGAGGCATGGAGAAAAATATGTCAGCACTACGGCCTTCAGCCCTGAGTAACCGCGAACTGGTCTTGGCTTGCGACAACGCATGGACTTCAGCGGGGCTACCCCTTGACCTCCAGTATGAGCTGTACTCACGTTTTTGCAACTCCATCCCCCTAGACAAACTCGTGGTACGCGACGAGAAGCAACTCGACCTGTTCATGTAACCCCAAGGACTTTATGAACCCGCTTGAATTCCTTGCGGTTATTTTGCCGTCCCCGTCATCTGGGATTTACTGTGCGGCAGAACTAAGCACAAAAAAGAAGGAGCATCTATATGTTGAAAACATGGAGGACATTTACCCTGCCGTAGACGCATGGGTTGAAGCTGAGCAAGACGCGTACTTTGCCTTGGCCACATTTAAAACTACGGGCAAACGCACCGCCGACAACGCCTCTTGCATGAAGGCGTTGTTCATTGACATGGACGGCTACGCATCCAAGAAGCAGGCAGCGCTGGCGCTCGGTGCGTTCCTTGCCGATACTGGGTTGGACGTGCTGGGTGCGCCGTGGATTGTGGCTTCTGGTGGAGGTCTGCACGCCTACTGGCCGTTTACCGAGGACACGGACGTGGCTGTATGGAAGCCAACCGCCGAGAACTTCAAGCGCCTGTGCAAGCAGCAAAAGCTGAACATCGACATGACGGTGACAGCAGACGCAGCGCGGGTACTGCGGATTCCCGGCACGTACAACTTCAAGAAGAACAAGGACGGCTCGTGGAAGTACGGTGAACCCAAGCAAGTTAGGCTCCTGACAGAAGGGGACACATTCAACTTCGACAGCATCAGTCACTGCATTGCAGCCAAGCTCACTACGATGGCTCCAGTATCGGCAACGTCCGCGTTGAGTCTGCCGGGTAAGCGCCCAGATGCAGCGCCCGCAGTGCCTGCTCCAATGGCTGTGTCTAAGCTATTTGATAACACTACGACCAAGTTTGGTACGATCTTCTTGAAAACCAAAAATGGTGGTGGGTGCGCCCAGCTCAAGCATTTTGTTGAGAACGCTGAAGATGATGGGATGGAACCGCTGTGGCGTGGCTGGCTGAGTATTGCTCAGAAGTGTACGGATGGAGAGCGGGCAGCGGTGTGGCTCAGTAACCTGCACCCCTACGATGGGGAGCGTATGCGCGAGAAGCAAGCGCAGATCAAAGGGCCGTACCCGTGCATTAAGTTTGAAAGCGAGAACCCCGGCTTGTGCGGCGACTGCCCGCACTTTGGCAAAATCACGAACCCGTTGGCACTGGGGCGGGAGATTGCAGTGGAGACAGCCGAGAAAGAAATTGAGATTGTTATACCTTCGGAGAGTCCCAGCATTGCTCCTGAAGTAAAAAAGCTGCTGCGCCCGACTCCTCCGCGTGGGTTCGGGTACGGCAGTAAAGGCGGCGTGTTTTCAGAAAAATCTATGGAGGATGCAGAGGGCAAGACCACTAAAAAACAAGTGATGTTGCTGCCCTACGATCTGTTTGTCGTGGACATTTTGAATAGCGGTGGTGACCACACGGTTCACATGCTGGCACTGCGGCCAGAAGGCCCGATAACAGTCACGATTCCGCAGAGGGCGGTAGTGAGCAAAGACGAGACAGTCAAAGCGCTGGCTCAACAAAATATCATCGCCTCGTTTGGCGCTGGTAACGACAAAAACCTTTTTGAATATGTTAGGGCATGTGTGGAACAAGCAAGTACAGGTAAGGCCGCCGTTAAAGTGCCATCAAACTACGGCTGGCAAGAAGACGACACGTTCGTCTTTGCTGGCAAAATCTATAGCAAATCAGCAGCACCAGTCTCCGTGCCGATGGCGGGGCTGGAAAACCTAGTGGCAAACACAAAGCCCACAGGAACCATTGAGGCGTGGCGTGCGTTCGTCAACCTACTCATCCACAAAAAGATGTACGCCCACTTAGCGGTCTTGCTTGCCGGGGCTGGGGCACCGCTGATGCGCTTCACAGGTATCTACGGTATGACGTACCACTGCGGCTCTACCGAGTCCGGCACGGGCAAGACACTGGCGCTTGAGGCAGCAGCATCGGTATGGGGTCACCCTACGCACTACCGCACAGGCAAGGGAACATCTCCTGTAGCCATGCAGCAGCGCCTTGGTCTGCTCAACAGCAACCCGCTGATTACGGACGAGATCACCAGCAAGAACCGCAACAACTTTGAATGGTTCCCTGAGTTCTTGCTCGACATGACCGAGGGCCGTGGCAAGGAGCGTATGGAGTCCGGCTCCAACAAAGAGCGCTTGAACCTGTCTACGTGGATGACCGTTGCCATCATGTCTTCCAACACGCACGCTGTTGACATGTTGACCGGGGGCCGCACCCACTCGTCCGAGGGCGAGATGCGCCGCTTGCTGGAGTTCATCATGGACCAGCCGCTGACGTGGGAGCCGCATGAAATTGAGATCGTCAAGTCGTTACAGCACAACTACGCGGTAGCTGGGCACATGCTGGTCGAGTACATGACTAATAACGTGGACTTGCTCAAGACGATGGTGCCTGAGATTGTGACGAACATGTACAAAGAGTTCAACGCTACCAATGACGAGCGCTTCTGGATGGCGGGGCTGGCTGAACTGGTGGGCGCTGGGGTGCTCATGTCGAACGCCCATGCCGGGGTTATTGACATCCCGATGGGTAAGATCATGGAGTTCCTGCACGGTATCGTCACAGGTATGCGCAACAACATCAAGGGCAACGCCCGTAGTGCTGAAGACGTACTGAACACATACACCCGTGAGCACTACGGTCACTTCATTGTTATCCGTCATGTCGAGGGCAACCGGGTGCTGGCTGAGCTTGGCAACGGCAAAGAGATTGATGACTCCACCACTAGGTCACGCATCATGGGCCGCATCGAGCACGGCGCAACGCCGGGGTACATCGACTACTTCATCGAGCAGAGTATGCTCAAAGCGTGCTGCGCCAACATGAGCTTTGGCTACGCGGACTTCAAGCGCCAGCTTGGGGAGCTGTTCAAGGTGTCGGAGATAACCAAGAAGGATATGACGGCTAAAACCCGTGGCCCTCAGATGCGCGTCTCAGTGCTGAAGATTTCACGCCTTATCACCGAGAAGGACAATGAGCTACTCAATTCGGTTCCCGTGGGACAAGACTGAACGGGGGCAGGGGTTTTTTGTCCCCTGCCTCGACACCGAAGCGGTACGTATCAAAGGGTTGAACGTCGCTTTAAGATACCGGGATGCCCGCGCTATTGCGGGCATCCGTAACGGCCTTATCGGGGTGTGGTTCTATCGACTGCCTCGCGCACAGACCCCGCCAACTTAATCTTCTGCTGTCTAATCTTGTCGAGAAGCTCCCGCTTTTCTTCGGGGGTTTTATCGGAAGCGCGGACAGCGGTTTCGTACTGCGTAAGTTTTTGCATAGCTGATTGAAACCAACTGGAAGTACTAGCCAACGCGTACTCGTTGCCTTTTTCCTGCAACAGCGCCATTGCCTTGGCTTTTTCCCCTTTACCCAGTAAGTCGGTCACTGATGCCTTAACTTGCTCGGCTTCTCTTAAACGCTCGTAGGTACTGTTGATAATGTGTCCCGCATCGTTGGCTTGGAATACGCCGCCAACAACGGGCATGTCCGACAAACGCTTGACCGCCTTTTCTGGTGACTCATTGCTGCTGAAAGCAAGGTTGCCCATCTGCAAGATTGCCAACCCTACGGAGCCTGTGTAGCCGTTAATCAGCGCGTCCAGTTTGATGGGGGACAACCCCGTGGCACCACCAAACATTTTTGAAAGCTCCGAAGTATTTTCACGGAACTGTTCTTCTGGGCGCAAACGCTGTTCTTTGGTGGACAGTATGTCTCGCCCCGTGTACATCGACTTACCAAGGATGGTTTCTATGGCGGGCTTAATTGCTTGTGGAATCGGCACTCCTACAGGCCAGCCGCTGACTTGCAACATGCTGCTGCCGCCCGGTATCGTATTGCGCAAAATTGCCTTGAACGCTGCTGCGGCATCTTCGCCGCCACGGTCATTGACTGCTGCGTTGTACAACGCTTCGGGCAGCGCCTTGAAGATGTAGCCCACCTCGAACGGTATAGGCAATTTCAACGGCTCGTCAAAACCCGGAATACGAATAAACCAGTTGCCGTACTTTTGGTCAGGTGTGGCGTTCTGATAGGCTTCGTCGTCTTGCATAGCCGCAGCGTATGCCAGCGATGTACCAAACATCAACGCGCCCCGTGTCAATAACTTAGACTGCAAACGCAGTTTTTCTGCCTGCGAAGCCTTACCTGTGACGGCACGGTACAGAACATTCAAGCCTTGGATTTGAGCATTGAAGAAAGGGATGAGCGCGTTCGCCATGTGGATAGAAGGGGACGCGCCGCGCTTGTTAAAGTTCATGGACTCCAGCGCAGCCAAGGTAGCTTCCATCTCAGACAAACCCTGCTTAATGTAGCTGTTGTACTGGGCACGGCGAGTGAGCGCGTCAGCCGCCATACCAAAAGACTCCATCCTGCCAACCGCTTGCGCCCAAGTGCTAGTGCCGCCAGCAATCTCCCGCATAACGCGGGCCATATCTTCTTGCGTGCCCGTAAAGAATTGCCCGCCCGTGATGCCGCGCTTGTCTAGCGTCTTGCCTGCAACGGTTCCTATCTCCCGAAGAGCGCCCATGACAGGACTAAAGTCAGCCCCTGCCAAGATTGGTGCAGCCAGAGAATCACGGAACAACTGACGCGCTGCATACAGCGGGTTGATCGTAATGGCGCGGCGCAAGAAGCGCGAGGGGATACTGGCAATACGCATCACGCCCGTAAGCTGGAGCGGGATACCTTCCATGCCCTTGACCAAGATATCGGCGTTGACACCAAACTCATCAGTGTCGATACGGGCGTACATGTCTTTGCCGTCAACCTTGAACTGCACAACATCAGTGCCGCTGATCTGCGACGGCGTGACTTTAGCCGCATCCAAACCAACTAGCTCCATCACCGCGTTGCGCGTAGCCAAGTTGCGCAGTCCCATATCCACCATGAGGTTGGTGTTCTGCAAAGAACTCTTGAAGAAGTCAAAGATTGGCTCGTCCCCGCCAACCAGCTCGTGCAAGTATGGCTGGTCTTTGACACTACCAACGCGGATGGGCGCTTCGCCGCCGATCACCAACTCAACCCCGCCGTCTTTGTTCTGGCGGTAGTATGGGATGTAGTCCTTGGTAGCCAGAAGTCTGTCGGCAGTCTCTTTGCCCAACGCGCCGGACTGCTGTGCAAAACGCACCAAGCCTTCGTTGTACTGGTTGTACTCGGCCTGCGCCTGCTCAAAAATACCTTTCAGACCCGGTACGCGGTCAATACTGTTCATTGCCTTGGTAAGTTGCGCTTCCGTCACGCTAAAGTTCAGCTTGTCAAAGCCAACACGTTTGCCTCGTTTGTGGGCAAGGTATGAAGTAAAGAGCTGGTTGACCGCATCGGCATCTCCAACCAACGGCGTAGCGTCTTTTAAAATCTCAACGGTAGAGCGCAGGTTTGCTCCGTCTTTGCTCTCGACCACGTACTCGGTCTCTCCATCAGCACGCTTAATTTTTTCCAGAGACAGCGCTCCGTTGCTGGCAGACTGCGAGACAAAGTTCATGCGCTGGTCATACATGCGCAGGTAATACATCATCTGCGTACCCTTGAGCGCTTCCATCGTCTTGGCAAGTTTCTCAAACCCGGCGAAACGGTCTATGTAGCGGGTGCTAAAAGCCAGCCCTGAGTTTTCGTCGCGCACTTGCTGCGACCACGACTTCTGCTTAGCAACCAGTCGGTCAGACACGTCCAGCGCATCTTGCAGCGCAGGGTTTATGCGAGGACGGTTTAGCGACTTGACCACCGTGGTAGCGTCCGCAGCAGTTGGGCGTGGAACACGTGTCATCAGACGGTCAGCCGCAGCAAAAGCGGCATCGCGCATATTGGTCGGCGTATCAACACCAATCATTTTTAGGATGCCGTTCTTCACAGCGTTCCACATGTTCTGAATCGTCCACTTCTTCGACTGAAGATAGTTTTGTAGTGGGTTGTCAGACAGCGCTTCAGCCACAAACTCGCTTAGGTTTTCTTTGGCGTTCTCGTTCGGTGCATTCTTGTCTTTCTTGTACGCCTCATAAAGCGCTTGAAGCTCCCGCTTGGCGGCACGCTGGTCTTCGTTTAACTGCGAGTCCGGCAAACTAAGTACACGTTCAACAGCGGCGTGGACACCCTCGTGCAACACGGTCTGCTCATTTAAGCCGTACTGCATATCCAGAGAAATCTCAGAACCGTCCACCTTAGCGCTGCCGTATACCGGGTTGCCTTTGTCGTCCGTCAAGTTCTTGACCAGACGCAAACGAGTTTCGACCAGCAGTGAACGCAAGCGCTCAGCTACGGCGCGGTTTAACGGACTGGTACTGGTTGCAGTCAACTCGTCCATCACATTAGAAATGCTGCTCTCTGCCGTAATCGCTACGGCTGGCCCTTGGCTGGCAGTTGCTGCCATCTGGTAGCGCAGCGCAGTCTCGTCAAACGGGGTCAGCGTTTTTCCAACTGCTTGCTTTTCCTCGGCACGTAGTTTTGCTGCCGCACGATCTGCTGCGCGTTTAGCGTTGGCTGCAAGATTGCGTTCACGGACATCTTTGGCAATTTTTTCTCGAACTTCTGCGGTGTTGCCCTTACTGCTATACAGCGTCTGTTGCTGCTGCGTTAGCTTCTTTATCTCAGACTTTAGTAGAGGTTCGCCGCTGGTGGACGGCGCGTCGGCGCGGAAAGTACCGTCTTCTACAGCCTTGCGTTGCTCTTGCGCACGCTTAGCCATTTGTTGCAAAACGCTGTCTTTGACACGGGCTGCTGCGGGGGCACGCTCTTCAGGAGTGGACACAACGCCTGCGTCAATCTTGGCTTCAAGGAACTCAATCTTGTTGTATATGTCCAGCAGTGCGGCGCGGTCTTTCTTCATGCCAATCCACGTAACTGGAGTGGCCGCAAATTTCTGTTCTGCATTGGTGACCATGCGTGCCGCAGAGTCATACTTTTCGCCAAGGTTAGCGCGTAAGTCTGAGGACTTGGCTGCTTTGTACTGCTTGAGTAGGTCGTCGCGGCGATTGCGCAAACCGTCAAGTTGGGAGTCTCTTGCGTCTCTGGATTTAGCCAACGACTTTTGCAGGTTGCGTTCCAAAAGCGTCTCTTGTGCGCGATACCCGCCAAGCACTTGGCGTGGGTCTTTGGCAAGCTGTTTATTTTCGTCCGCTGTAAACACCGGGTCACCTAACTCCCGTGCCGTGCGCTGCGCTGCATTGATGGCCGCAAACTGCCTGCCTTCGACGGAATCCCCGAAAGCAGCCTCAAGGCGGCGCTGGCGCTCGTTGTAAAACGCTGTTTGTTTGGTGTCTCTGTCTACCCGTGCTTTAGCTAACCGGGCTTGTTCAGCAGCGCGGTCTTCGGTGTTGTCGGCACGCTCAATATCGCGTTTGTCAGACTCAAGTTTTGCCGCTTGCGTCTGCTTGGCCCTCAACTGTTCTTTGGTGGCCTCAGTATCCGTGGGGAACGGTGCGGCATCGCGCAGAGACTGCACCTCGTTAAGCGCCTTCATCGTTTGAATTTGCGCTTGCAGCACGCCCATCGCGGAGTCCGTCAGAGCCACATCGTTCAGCGTGGACTGCACCACGTTCTCAAGCTGGTCTAATTCAGAGCGATGCTGCGCCAGTGTGCTGCGTTCCTCAACGTCTGCCGGAGCGGTATCCGCTTGCAGCGCCGCAATTTGCTTTTCAATTGCAACGCGTTTGGTACGGGCTTCGTCGATTGCACCTTGCAGCGTCATGCGGTTAACAACCAAATCAGTCACACGGTTGCTTAAAGAATCCAACCCCCGTTCAAGCGTAGCAACGTCCGCGTTAGATTTAATAACCCGTTCAGCATCTTTGTACTTTTTCTGCGCCTCCAGCATCCCATCGAGCTTGGTTTGGAGCGCAGCAATGTCGTCGTTTAGTTTTGGCAACGCTTTGCTGGCGCGAATCAGTGTTGGCCAAGGCAAGTTCTTTTGTAGCGTACGAACATAGGGGCTTTTCATCAGCCGCTGGAAAGCGGCGGCATCGGGTTTGATAGCACCTAGCTTCTTATCTTCTTCAGCAAACAAGCCCATCTGACCTGCGTCTTCTTGAGCGGTGCGCTCCATAGTGCGCAGCAAAGGCTCAATCTCCGCTTGCCCGCTCAGGTCTTTGGCTTTTGTGGACGCTCCGCGCAAAGTAGTTGGTTGCGTATCGTCTACGCGCTTGCTGACTGGCACGCCAGTGCTACCAGAAGTGCCGCGTTCTGTTTTCTCTGGTTGACGCACTTCTTTGATTGGCGATTTTGTACCCGGCGCTGCCGAGGCACGCTGCGTAACATCAATCTTGACTCCCTCTGTGGGGGGCGTGGTGCTGGCTGCGCCTTGCGCAGGAAACCCTTGCAAGTCCGTAGTGCGGCCTCTGCCTTGCTGCGTCATGCCTTCTAGCCCACGCTCAATCTTAGTAAGCTGGCGGTCGATCAGGGTCAGCAAACCTTCGGAGCTGGCCGTGTTGCGCTTAACCTTGCCCTTGCCTTCAGAAACCCGGTCTGTGCTCTCGGCGTAGTTTGCTTGCGGCAGTACGTTTTCAATACGACGCAGTAAGTTAAAAGCATCGTCCGATAGGTTCTTGTTGACAAGCAGGCGCTGCAAGCGGGCTTCAATTTCCGCACGGTCAAGCGGGCGCTCCCCCCGCTCGTTGTAAAGCCGCAGTTCCCCAGTGCCGGGAACGCGTTGGGCTTTAGGCGCTTCGATGTCTGCCTTGTCTTCATCAGCGGTGTAAATCAGTTCGCCCTGCGCACCGATCTCTTTGCCTTGCAAGTCTTGGGCTGTGCGCCCCATTGCGGACGAACCCTCTAAACCCGAAGCGGACATCAAGCGCTTGATTTGCGGCCCTAGCTTTGCGCGTTCAACGGTGTTTGCGTTTTGCCACCGCGCAATCAACACACGCAGTTCCTCGGCGTTGTTTGCTTCGGGCCCAGTCAGCATCGTGTTAATTTCTGGCGACAGTGGGTTTTTGCGTTTCCCCATTCGGAGCAAGGCGTTGCGCTCGGGGGACAGTCTGACATTGGCTTCGGCTTCAGCCAGCGCCTGTTCATCAGCAAAACGACTTTCCTCAAGCGCCGCAGCTTCCTGTGCTTCGATGTCGGCTGCGCCGGGTTTGTACACCCTTGCAGCAAACTTGTCTCGTGCCTCGCTGGATGTCGTTTGTGTAGCATCGCCAAAATCAAGAGATGTTTGTTGAGCGCCTTCCGCTTTAATAAGCGCCTGCATCTCTTCAATCTTGGCGACCAGTTTGTCCGCTTTAACGGGGTCGTATCCGGGGCCAGCCATAGCTTTAAGCTTAGCAACGGCTGCGGTCAATGCTTTTTGCGTATCGTCAATGTTGCGGGTCGGGGCAATGCCAATTGTGTCAAGCTGCTTGCTTACAAAATCGTATTCGTTTTGCAGCATCTCGCGGCGTTTGCGCAAGCTCTTGAGGCCAGCAATATCTCCTGTCTTGGCAGCATTTGACTCGGCCTCTTGCTGTGCTTCCAACGATTGCGCTAACTCCGCTTGCTTTTCAGCAAAACCCTGCACCTCTTGCTGCTGGGCATCCAAGTCTGGCATTGGTGTGACCGTCTCCGTTGGCGTAAAGCCGGGGAGCGACCTTTGAGTGCCGGGGGCTTGGCCCATTACCGCAAGCTCTGCACGGATAGCGGCTTCTTTGTCTGCGGCGGCTTTGTTGTCTGCGGCTTCTTTGTCTGCGGCGGCTTTGGTAGCAGCGGCAGCGGCTTGGTCTTGCGTCAGCTTATCGCGGATGCCTTTGGTAGCGCGGTAGTCGGTAACCGCCGTTTTAAATTCGTCGGATGCCTTGAGTGCTCTTAGCTGTACGGCAGCATCTTTCTTGGCAGCTATGGCAGCGGGGTCGTTTTGGTCAACCTTGGCAATAGCCTGTTCGCGCAGTGTTTTAAACTGCTCCGTAAAAGCGTTGTACTTTTGCTCAGCCTCAATTGCAAACTCCGGGGTCTGCCTGCGGGCTTCTTCGGCAGCAGCGGCAACCTTGTCCGCTTCGGCTTGGGCAGCGGTGGCTTTTTCCTGTTCAACAAAACGCTCACGGCGCGTAGCGGCATCTTGGGCAAGGACGTTATCACGGGCACCAGAACGTGCAGACAACCGACCCGCTGCTCCTATTGGGGCTAACAAAGAAACTTGATACGCCGTCTCGCCGTACTCGGCAAGCGCTTCGGGGGAACTGAGCGAGAGTCCGGCTTGGGCACGCTCCAGCATCTGTTGCGCCACCTCCGTAGGGATTTCAGCAGCGGCACCGACTGCGGTGCCTTTAGCCAGTACCGCCAGCAGCTTTTCGTCAGCCAGCTTGGTTGCATTTGCAGCCGCTTTGCCCATCAACGCTTCAGCAGGAACTCCAATAAGTTTGCTGACCAGCCGCCCGCCCAAGGGAATAAACGTACCTGCGGCATCAAGCGCAGCTTGAGGTACGGCAGCGGCAGCGGCAGCGCCAACATCTACGTTTGTGTTTCGGCCTTCTTTGGCTTGTTCAGCGGCTTGGCGTTCGACGTTGGAGCCAAACATAGACACAAGACCGGGAGCAATTGCGCCGCCAACACCGCCAATAACAGCGCCAGCAGGGCCAAAAGGTGACCCGGCCATAGCACCCAGTCGGGCAGAACC